TGCCGCCATTGAAGTTGACAGCGTACATCGACGAGTGCATGCGGGAGTTTGCGGAACTGCTCGTGCCGGATGCCCACAGCCTCGATCCCTGCGATCTGAGCCGGGTGTACGAACAACAGAGCAGACCCACACAGCGGCGGATACTCGAAGCCTCAGAGCTAGAGACCCCCCTCCGCAAATTCAAGTGCTTTAGCAAGCGCGAGGCCAATGCAAATTGCAAGGACCCAAGGAACATCAGCACCATCAACGGACCCGACAAACGTGACTTCTCACAGTTCGTGTACCCGTTCAGCGACCTGCTTAAACTGGCACCATGGTACGCATTTGGCAAAAGCAACGAGGAAATCTCAGAAAGAGTAGTACACGTGCTGACCGATGCGCCCACCGCGGTGAACACAGATTACAGTCGCTTTGACGGACGCATCTCGAACCTTTTGAGGCACCTAGAGACTATTGTCTTCACTCGGGCGTACAAGAGGTGCTACCTTCCTCAACTCCTAGACCTCCTGCGTTCGCAGCAGAACTTGACCGGAACGGGTCGCCACGGCACGTCTTATGACAGTGGCACATCCCGCGCTTCTGGGTCTCCGGAGACATCCTCCAGCAACACTCTCGACAACGCATTCGTCGCGTACCTTGCCCTTCGCTCGGAACCACACCTCGGCAGACAACGTTCTGCCCTTGAGGCGTGGGACGGCCTGGGGATCTACGGTGGCGACGACGGAATGACAGCTACCCTGTCAATCCCAGCGTATGAGCGTGCGGCACGCCAGCTTGGCCTCAAGCTGGAGTGCGACCAGGTCAAACGTGGAGATTTTGGCATCACTTTCCTGGCCCGTATTTACGGGCCAGAGGTGTGGTACGGGGACACGACATCATGTTGTGACATTCCCCGCCAGATCTCCAAGTTTCACACCACCGTGAAACTGTCGTCGGGCATCACGCCCGCGATGAAGCTTCAGGAGAAAGCACGCTCTTTCTACCTGACGGACAAGAACACACCCGTCATCGGGGAGATCGCGACGAAAGTCGTCGAACTCTTTGGCGAAGTCGCTTACGACGAGCGACTCCGCCTCATGACACGGTGGGGTACGACTGGCTCGTCAGCCGGCCAGTACCCCAACGACAAGCGCGACTGGATGCAGGATTATGCACAGACATCCATGGAGAGGTTTCAGTTCGACCACGACCTCTTCGCGGCCTGGATCCAGTCGGCCACGAAGGAGACAATTTTGTCTCCACCGCTCTGCGGCCTCCCCGTCGAGGCCGCGGGCAAGGTGGATGTCAACGTCG